AACAGCAAATGTTCAAAAAACTGTTTCAAAAGTAAAAAATGGTGTTATACCAACAGACCCTGAAAAATGGCGTGCGTGGTTCGGTAGTTTAAGAAATTGGGTTTATCAAAATTCACAACAAGTTTTAGCCAAAATGGAAAATTTAGCTAATAAAACACCTGAAGAACGAGCTGAAATAGAACAATGGTTGAGAGGTTACCTTGGACTAGTTGAAAAACAACTAAAAAGCCCTACAACTCCAGAAGCAGCTAAATTACTTGAGAAAGAAGCACAAAACGTTAAAGACAATTTAGAAAAGCTCAAAGGAGATCCAAATAACCCTCCACCTCAACAACAACCTAAACCCCAATTAAATACAGCAGAACGCGTTAATGCGGCTGCTAAATACGCATCTAGCGTTGGAGATAATTTAGTGACAGGTGTAAACAATAGAGTAACAGGGGTAAAAAATTATTTTAAGAGAAATCAAGGCAGAACTTGGACGCAGGCGTTAAAAGATGGGGCTTCGGCAGTGGGGACGGCGGCTAAGAAGTCGGCGAGCGCGGTGGGGAATGCGACTAAGAAGTCGGCGGCAGCGGCGAAGGAGGCGGCTAAGAACTCGGCGAGCGCGGTGGGGAATGTGGCGCAGCGGACGGCAGCTTCGGTGAGGAAAGGGACGGCGGCGTCGATGGATAATCTTGGAAAAAAATTTAGAGACAGCGGAATAGCTGGAGGTGGTAATAAACGATTATCAAGACGTAAACGTAAGATAAGTAATAAGGTAATTCATAATAAACGATTTTCAAGACGTAAACACAATACAAGTAAATGGAGGACGTTAAAGAAACGTTGAAAGAATGGATATCATTAGATGATGAAGAGCGTAAATTAAAGCAACAACTTGCTTCATTAAAAGAAAGAAAACTCAAAAATTCTGAAAAAATCTTGGAATTTATGAGAAATAATAAAGTTGATAATTTTGTTTTGGATGGTAATGGATTAGGTAATATTTCAAGATCTGTAAGAACTTCTAAACCTCCTTTACGTAGAAATGTAATTAAAACACAACTTTTACTTGAATTTGCTGATCAACCACAAAAAATCGCAGCAGTTCTAAGAAATATTGAAGGTGTTGATGAAAATATGTCATCAACTGGAACTACTAAAGAATCACTTATTAGAAGAATTCCTAAACCTAAATAAAGCATCTTGTGCGGCTAATTGTTCTGCTTGTTTTTTAGTTTGAGATGTCCCTTCTCCAATTTCTCCTAATGGACTCATAGCAGCCATAGTATAAGAATTTTGAGTAGAATTTATCATTTTATAAGTTGGAGTATAATGAAATGTTGCTTGACAATATTTTTGTAATTGTTCTTTGAAATTCCGATTATTCATAAGAATTTTTGGAATATCAATATACATTTCAATTAAATTAATTATGAATGATGAAACAACTTTAAAATCATTTCCTGAATCAGTCCATAAAGCACCAATAAATGCTTCTAAAATATCACCTAATTTTTTAATGTTTGTTCTTCCATTACATGCGTCTTCATTATGTTTTGAAATTATATAGAATTTATCAAGACCAATTTTTATACTTAATGAACCTAACATTTCATTACAAACAATTTCCTTTTTTAAATCTGTAAGAAATCCTTCTTGTTCTTTAGGAAATCTTTTTACAAGATAAGTTGATACAATAGCACCTAAAATTGAATCACCTAAATGTTCTAAACGTTCATATGATTCATCAAATAAATCAATACAATCATCAGGTTTATCAATTAATTTAATTTTTTCGCCTGTTGGTGAAGTATATTCTTCTCTTCGAACATAAGATGAATGAATCATAGCATTTTGAAATAATTTTAAATTTTTGATATTGAAACTACACTTATAAGTTGTAAGTATAGTTTGAATATCTTTTAATGATAGAAGTTTATTTCTTGAATTATAAGGATTATACATTCTTATTTCTTAGACTTCTTATTACGTCTAGTCCGTTTTTGTTTTAGTTTATTTCTACGTGTTTTTTTGCGTTTGCCACGAAATACACTGGGTAATAGTCCGCCGCCCAATGATAAGCTGTTCCTTTGGGCTTGTTGGACATCGTTAGCCTGATCCGCATTTAGGTTTGACATCCAAATTCTGAAATTGATAGTATAGTGTTCTGCAATGTCACTCATTTGAATCGGTTTTTCGCTAAGTTTTTGTTTAAGAGGCAATGGCATAACTCCATTAAGTATTCCATTACCATTATCATTATAAAAACCTTTCTGAGTAGTCAGAATCTCGCGATTCTGATTTATGATGCCCAGCATACGCTCATCTTGAAGATGCAACATACTTTGAGAAAATATCACGGCTTCAAGAATCGAACGGCTGGTGTTTCTAATAATTAAATCATTATAAACAAACGAAACATTTCTAGCTATATTAAGTAAATCTCCGACCATAACCCCCGAACCCACTGATTTTTGAGTATCACCTAAAGATGGAGTTGGTGGAGTAAATGCATCACCACCAAGTTCTGAACCTGGAACACCTTGACCGAATATAGTTGGATATTTACTTCTTTTCAATACAATATAATCACAAACTTTATTCACTCTATCAACCATTTTGGCGGCTTGTGCGTTCGCCCACGCGTTAATAGGATCTGGAGGCATATCTTTATATTTGGCGTTTATAAGAGTATACATAATTGGTATTCCAGCCAACCTTTGAAGCCAACGACTAATATTCACATTATTTACTGTTGGACTTAAGAGATTTCCAGCTTCGTCTAACATATTAAAAAAAAGTTTATCACTTTTTCCAGCACTTCCTTCCCCTTCTCCACCATCACTTGCAGTAGCATTACAAAATTTATGAGACCATTCATAATTAACATATAAGTCGTCATTATTACCTTCAGCATCTCTCCTCTTTCTACTTGGTATATCTAAATAAACCATAGCTGCTCCTGCAGGAACTATGTGTTCACATTCAGGAGCATTCGCAGCATGCGGATTTAGCGGTTTACCCGGCTCCGACCAAATCGATGCGGTGGGGAATACATGCTTTATAGCTTGACCCATTTCGTTAATTGTAAATCCACATAACCAACATACTGACGCATCACTCTTTAATGTGGGGTATCCCATACGTGTAATTTGTTTATTACCAAAAACCGTGTCACATTCTTTTGCTGCAGAGAAAGAACCAGTAACGACCTCCCTTATATCTTTCGGTTTACCCATATATCTAGAAATGATATTTGCTAATTTTATAGCAATAAAATGCGCAGTTATTAATAATAATCCATTACGTGGGTCGGAATTGTGTGTTAATGTTCTTCCATCAGCGGCGGTGCCGATTGTGAAATGTGAGAGAATTATTTTGTTCAACAATTTTCTTATATCCGATGGCGAAAATGTAGGAAACGGTTCGGTAGTAGACATTCTATTATTTAATTATAACATTAAAATTATAATCTTGAGAAATAAGTTTCTTGGATTGTTCTTTTATGATAAAATCAAATAATTCTTCTGCGTTAGCGTGTCCGCCCATATGAGTTAAACAATTCTGAAGATGTTCTTGAAGATCTTTCTTGGACAAAGACCAAGATTTTTGAGAACCAGGTTTGATAATTTGAATTTCGACATTTTCTTCTTCAACTTTCATTTTATCTAATTGAGCAAATTCAGGAAGTCTAATTACTTGTGCTAATTGATCTTTAATAAGAGAACGTTGTTCTCGTTTTTCATATACTTCTTTATTTAGATTGAAAAGTTCTTTTTCAACACTAACTAGTTTCTTAACACAACTCTTGACTTCTTTGAGAATATTCTCCTTATATGTCTCCATTTTTAATATTATATGAATATCAATAAAACATAATCCATTTTTAAGATAATGGATAAAGAACAAATAGAAAAATTAAGACAAGCTTTTAATAAAGAACATTCTTCAATTCCAATATCGAAAGGTTCAACATCATATATTTGGAAAGAATTACAAAAAAGATTTCATAAACATTGTGACCAAAAATTACAATGTATTATTACTGAATTTATGAAAAAACCTAAAGCTCCTGAATCATGGAAGTCAAATCCTAAAGAATGGTTGACATCAGAAGATATAGATAAAATTGAAAAACAATTTGAAAAATTATATGTAGGTTATAAATATTTAGGAACTATTCCAATTGATTTTGATAAGAAATCAGAATTAGGAAAATGTATTGTTGATTCTTTATGTGCTATAAAATTAGATACTCTTTTAAAGAAAGGTTATACAAGAATAGGAATTGTATTTAATACGGATGTAAGTACAGGACCTGGTGAACATTGGATTGCTATATATTGTGATATAAGACCTGAATTAGAATATCCAAGATTTACATATTTTGATTCATACGCTGAAGAACCTGAAACTGAAATTCAAAGATTAATGTTTAGATGGAAAGAAGAATGGGATTCAAATCATCCAGAGAAAATGCTTCTTTCATATAATAAAACTCGTCATCAATATGAAGATAGTGAATGTGGAATGTATTGTTTAATTTTTCATCATTATTCCTTAAATGAAATACCTATGGATAAAAGAATTCATGATAAAGTGTGTAGAAGTTTTAGAGAATTATTTTTTAATATAGCGAAAGTGTAATGGATAATGTTCTTCCAGTAGCAGCAGATAATACTATGCTTTATGTTTACTTATTTATAGGTGTTATTGGAATAGGTTTAATAGCATGGTTTTTTTACGAAACATTAGTTCCTAATGAACATAAAGCTCTTTTAGAAGCTACACCAAAATTTAAAACTTATGAATCTGTTACTAAATTAGCTCCTATGGGATGTCCACAAACACCAGCATTCAGATTATGTGATTATTATATTGCAAGTTCATCTTATTCTCTTTTTCCAGGCTCAGATGTATATGATTATATTTCTGATAGAATTCTTCCGATGGTAATTAAGGCAGGAGCAAGATTAGTAGAATTAGATATTTATGCAGACAATAATGATAAACCTGTTGTTGGACTTAAAAATCAAAAATTAGGAACAGATTATGCTTATAATACTGTTCCTTTAAGTGCATGTCTAACTTCTATTGGAAATAATGCATTTAATTCTATAAGTTGTCCTGTATCTTCGGATCCATTTATATTAAGTTTAGTTTTTCATACAAATAAAAATATAGTAATTAATGCAGCAGCAGAATTAATTAAAGAATCAGCAATAAAACCTAGATTATTAGATTATGAATATGGATATCAACGTAAAAATGTAGCGGTAGAACCTATATGTAATTTACAAAATAAAGTAATTATTGTTTCAGGTGGGAATGAAATTAAAGGGACTTTAATGGAAGAATTAATTAATTTATCATGGTCAACTTCTCATTTACGTAGATATACATATTCACAAGCTTCTCAACCTCATGATCATGATGAATTAATTGATTATAATCGTAATAATATTACTATGGTTGTTCCTGATAATTTAGAAGATTTAAAGAATAATAATCCTCAAATTTTATTAACATATGGATGTCAATGGACATTAATGAATTATGGTTCAATTGATACAATGATGGAAATATATATTGGCGAATTTCAACAAAATAGTTCAGTATTAAAACCTGCCGGATTAAGAGCATTAAAACCTAAAAAATATAAAACTCCTATTATGCCCGACCCCTCAGTATCATTTCAACCTATGCAAAAAACTTCTCCAATTTACAACGTCGTAATTTAATTTCTCTGCGTTAAAGTATAAAAATGTCTGATCCTGCTTCTAAAGTTCCTTCTCCTCCTCCTCCTCCTCCTCCTGCCGGTGGTCGTAGAAAGACTGCGTGGATGAAACATGTAGCTGCTACAATGAAATCTGAAAAAAGCAAGAAAGGATCAATGGGTAAAGGTTGGTTCAAACATGTATTAAAAACGGCAAAGGCAAGTTATAAAAAGAAAGGTGGTTCTCTTCCTCTATCACCTGCTTCTGTAGGTGGAACTCGTCGTCGTCGTCGTCATCGTGGTCGTAAATAAGTTCATATCTAAGGAAAAAAAGTAATGTAATATATAAATACAAACATGGGTGGTGGTTTATTACAACTTGTAGCATATGGTGCTCAGGATGCGTATATTTCAGGTAATCCTCAAATTACATTCTTTAAAACTCTTTACAAGCGTCACACGAATTTTGCTATGGAAGCATTTCGTGTGAATTTTAATGGGCAAGCCGCATGGGGAGTAAAACATTCAGCTGTTATAGGTCGTCATGCCGATTTAATGTATTCTACTTATCTTGAAGTAGTTCTTGATTCTGGTAATTACAATAACGATCAAGGGCGTCTTGGGTACAATCTTTTACATCGTGTAGAACTTGAAATTGGTGGACAATTAATTGATAGATTATATGGCGAATTTATGTATTTATGGGATGCGTTATCATCTGACTACCTAAAATCAGTTAAAGCGTTTCAAATGGTAGGTGGTGGTCTATCAAGTGGACCTGTCTTCGCAGGTGGACAAAGTAATTGTAATGCTGGTTCAGGTCGTCCTGGATTACCTACAATTCTTTATATCCCTCTTTCATTCTTCTACACTAAGAATCCTGGTGTAGCTTTACCTTTAATCGCTCTTCAATACCATGAAGTTCGTATTAATGTAATTTGGAATGAAGTAGAAACTATTGCAGGTAATCTTACCACTCCATTAGTTGGAGCTACTAGCAATGTTCCCCAACCTCTTCAATGCGCACTTTATGTAGATTATATTTATTTAGATACTGAGGAACGTCGTCGTATGGCTCAACAATCACATGAATACTTAATTGAACAAACTCAGTTCAATGAAGATAAATCTCTTTCTTCTTATTCTAACAGAATTGATCTAACTTTCAATCACCCTGTAAAAGAACTCATTTGGGTCGTTCAACCTTCTTCTTACACAAACTGTAATCTAGCTAAGGGTGCTGGTGCGACCTCCCTAAAACCTTTTACTTATGATCGTGATGCTGTATACGAACAATTGTTACAGATTAACGGTCAAGATAGAATGGATAAAAGATATGGTGATTACTACAATAAAGTTCAGCCTTATCAACATCATACAGGTTTAGCTGGAACTTATCAACTTGCACCTTCAATGACATTTCCTATTTCTTCTCTTGCTGCCTCAGCCTCAGACACTATAAATTTAATTTCTCCTGGACTACCATT